GACGTGATTGCGCAAAGGATGACGACACCAAATGCCAGTCGCCGTTCCTATCTTTCATATCTGCATGCTTTTCCTGGGTGTCCCAGTTAATGCAATGACGCACATCCTCATGCTCATTCATCGAGCACGCTTCACGCGCGATTCTTTCGCCTTCGATATTAAACGTCTCACGCAGGAAAACCGTCACGCCCCGGTCGTTCTTGTACGACACGCCGCTAAAGCATGAGCGCACCTCTGGCTGACAGAAATGCGTGTAGGATGAACTGCCAGTCTGCTTGATGGATTGCGCAATGGCGTACTTGGCATAGTCCAGCCAACCCTTATCCTGCGCCTCTGATGCATGCGCATGCGATGGCACAAACGCCATCAGGCTGCCAATAATACTGCCGCCGATAAGCATGCCTTTAACGATTGCCAGGGCTTTGGTGTTCATCTCTTGCTTTTGCTGATTCGAGTACATGATTCTCTCCATTTGTGGACATGATTGCCCGGTTAAACGACTCACTCTTTTGGTAGGCGTCCGAATTCATGGATGCCGTGTTCGCCTATCTTAGCGCCTGGGAAGAACCAGGCATTATGCTCTTGGACGACGGTACGCTCGCTATAGATCTCGATGTTGTAGCAACCGTCTTGGTTCTGCGATGGTACAATCCGACACTTGAGCCAGGGACGCGGTTTCTGGAACGCGTCAAACCGCGCCTGCGCTGCCTCTATTGTAGGAAAGTCATAGTCAGATTCATTCGCCACTATTTGTCACCGTCATAGATGTAATCGAGGCCATAACCAGACAGCCGCTTAATGCGCAGCGCATACTCGACCGGAATGCGAGCACCACCGCTTTCCCAATTCCAGTAACGATTGCCCTTGTCCTCGTAATCATAGATGTCCCTCGCAAACGCAACCCTGGTGTTGTAGCCCATTACCTTGCGGATCTTTTCCAGGCGTTTACCGATATCTGAAAACTCTGCCTTCTTCATTTGCTTCTCCTATTAGGCGGACATGATTGCCCCGGTAAATGAGGTGGGGCCGAAGCCCCTACCCTTATGCAGCGCGCTTTGCCTTTGGCTTTGCTGCGACCTTCTGTGCGCGTTTATACGCGTCCTTGATGTACTTGGCGATATGAGCGGCGCGTGCCTCTTCGGTATGGAAGAATGAGTCTGTGCTCGCCTGGTAATCTTTACCGTTGCGCAGCGGCTGCAAGGTCAGGCCGTATGGGCCTTTAGCGTTTAGTTGTGCGAGGTAGTTGTTTGCCCATTCCATTTGGTGGCCGTAAAACTCGTCAGCTTCTACAATCGAATGCTCTACCTGGAACGTGCTAATGCGTGTACCGATCTCGCGGCACCAAGGATCCGTCAGCGCCCAGGTTTCTGTATGGCTGTCGTTGAGGTTGAAGCGGCTGGTTTCGACGCGAAACAATGTAGTCATCTGTTATCTCCATGTAGGTCAGAAGCGACCATGCACAATCTTATGCGCTACATTTGTATCCATGTCAATTGGGAAAATACAAAAGAATTCAAAATAATTGGCGGCTTGCGAGATTGAAGAGTTTACTAGGTCAGCAACGCTTAAACCCGGAGAGGCTCCATCCCGCTTTTCGTTATTGGTCTGCCGCCATCGACCTCAACTTGTCCTCTCCATCAATCCCACCGGACGAACGCCGACACAGCGGGAATTCCTATTTTTGAAGAGCCTTTAACAGCATATGAATTATCTCCATAAGAACCTTGTTTTCGGATCTTAAAGAAGCAAACTCATCAACGTGGTTTGTTGGCTCACTTTCAAAAAGCAATTCATGCGGCTTTACACCGATATGCGGAGCAATCTTAGACGCCCATTGTGGTGTCATTTTCCGACCGCCCTTTTCTGGCCACGCCGCTAATCTCCATATTTCGACAGGCTTACAGCCTATCAACTTGGCTAATGAAGGATTTTTTAACCCCGCATTTTTGATCAGTAATTTAAGATTACTCACTGTAAATAACCTCAGTTGCATATTCATCGACAGTCCAGCCTTCGCGGAAACAACGAAGAGCATGGATGGTGAATGATGCGTCTAGGTCATAGCCAAGAAGCGCCTCAACTTGCAGGAGCCATGTAGTGAACTGCATCACTCTCCCTCCTCATCAAGGCGCCAAAGCAAATCCTCAATCGCCTCTTGCTCTGTGTAACCGTAACCGACGGGGGAACCTTCCCCGTCGTATGTCTCATCATCAATGGCTGACCAATCCATGCAGCGCATCGGAATAGGAGGCTCGTAGAAGAATGTCTTGATACGCATAGCGCCCTCCTCACAGATCGCGCCAGTAGATACGCTTGGTCATGTCGCTATCGAGACCGAAGCAAACCTTGACCCAATGCTCTACGCGTTCATCTGAACCGCTGATGTAAATGCGGCCCTTGCCAAGGAAGCGGCCGAATAATTCGCGCTGTTCTTTTGCTGACATGCGGCCCGACCAGGATCCAAAAATTGTGCCGGTCTTTTCTTGAAGGAAGAAGGCGAGGTTTGCAGCGTAGTCCATGTTACTCTCCGTAGCGGCCATAAGTGACCATGTGTTATCTGTAGGCTACAATTGTATCTGTTGTCAAGCGGGAATAGCAGCTAATTTTCTACGGGCGCGTTCTTTTCTATGGCGAGCGTTATTGGCTTCTCTACAGGCGTCGCACCTACATTTGTGCTTTTCGTATCCCTGCCTTGTACCGTGCTTCCACACATTTAGCCTTATAAGCTGGATGGCGCGAAGACAGGCACCTATTGCGCATAGCTCGCCAAGAATTATACTCAGGCGAATAAACTGAATTAACCCACTTACTTCGCGGCATCTTTTTCAAGTCTCCGCACAATGAGCATGGCGTATCCCGCCGTGTCTAGCCACGAATCTGTGTGGTTTGGATCCCCGGAAACAATGCGTCCAAGCTTATGCGCAATCATATCCAGAGCCTCTAACTGATCGACATCGAGCGTATCGAACGTGTAGTTGCGGCCCATGCGCATGACATCCTTGATGCCCTGGGTTATGGCGGCATGCTGCAAGAAATTGCCGTGCGTTTTTCCACGCTCTTCAAGAACGGTATCGACGTCGGTCATCTCTTACGACCTTCACACTTGTAGATCTCGTTGTAGCCTTCGTCTTTCTTGCGACGGTTTGCTTCCGTTATGCAGGCATCGAGCGTTTGATAGGTCGCTACGTCATCGCAGGACTCGCCGCCGGACGACATGAAGACGCATAACATCAGCACATATGTCACTGCTTCTCTCCTAATGCCTTACGGGCTTGGCGTAGGTTGATCATAATAAATGCTTCCAACTTTTGCCTAATTTAATTAAAGATATGGCATAATTAGAAACATTATATTGTTTTGCTAAATCAACACCTAAAACTCCCTGTTTAAGTCTTTTTCTTATTTCAATAACGTCGCAATCTTTCAATTTGCTTACACCGTTTTTCTCTCCTTTGGGTGCGACATGTCTACCTTTGACCATCATATCAGTCATGTTGTCTTGGTGCGTCCCTGCAAATAAATGCTCAGGATTAATACAAAAACCATTATCGCATTTATGCAAAACAAAGCCATCAATTGGTTCGCAAATAAATGTTTTATAAGATAATCTGCACCCATTTTTATTAGTTTGCCCAACTTTCAATTGCGGTCTTCTATGTTTTCCCTTCCCTCTCAGCGAACCTAACCACAGCCAGCAACCACTGTTTGGTTCTGGTATGCAATTATCCAATAATCTTTCTTTGATTGTTAAATTATGCCTAGTCATTTTTGATGCCCTTGGCTTTGGCCAACGCTGCCTCTAGTTCAGCGATACGAGATTTCATGTCAAATGTAGTCGCTTCAATATCGAAAAAATCATTATTCGCTATCCTTAATAGTTCTTTCAATTCCTCAATCCGTTCAGCCGCCTCACCGAGCATCCTTTGCCCGGTTGTAACATGGGCGAGGCGTAGTTTTTCAAGCAGGGATAATTCAGTCATAGGCTCTTGCCTTCCAGAACAGCCTTGGCGCGCAGGATCGCCCTTTCTAACGGAATCTGATATTTGTCAGACACAAAACAATTCAGACATTCAATCAGCTCACGCCGCTCTACAGCGTATCGGTCACACGCATCGCGCATAACCTCTAACTGATGATCTTTTTCATTCAACATCATGCGGAGCCGCTCGATGTCCATCAGGCAACGTCGCTCTATCTCGCTTTCAGTCATTGTCTATCTCCTGGCTTTTCTTGGCGACCTCTTTATCTCGACGCATCTTTTTACGAGCTGACGAAACATAGCTTCTGATAGCGTTCTCGCTAGCGCCCATGATCATGCTGATCTGTGAATAGCAAAGGCCGCGCTTGTAATGCTCGTACGCTTCTATCTCGCGCCTGGCGATAGGACTTGCCGCTCTGCGTTCTATACGCTTCTGCCTGGCAGTAGGCGTTTCATCTAACGGTGGAGGTACGACATATTCAGGATCTCGCTCTAACCATTTCACCCTGGGCAACGACATTAAAACCTGGCGCGCACAAGACGATGTTGAGCTCGACCTGGAAACATTATGGACCTCTACGATCCATGATATTTTTTCAATAAACATCGAGCTGGCCAGCTTTCCGCAGCCGATCAATACGCCCGGCAATCGTGTTACGGGTTAATCCGAGAAGCTTGCCAATTTGAGATCTGGTCATCCTTTTTCGCAAACAATCGCGGACGATCCCATCCAGCTCCTGGGTCCATACAATGCGACCGCAGCGCAAAACCTCGACAACAATCTCGGTCATTTATTTCATCCAGTCGAAATGATAGTTGACGCCAGCGCGCGCAATCACACCTTGATAACTCGCCTTTGTGGACATGCTGCTCACAACTTGGTCGATGAAATACTCCTGGTTGCTAACTGACTGCGTTCCGACATTGTAATAAAGAGCCTCACCCTTCACAGACCAATTCTGCGATACCATCCATTCAGCGCCGCCACCCGCAGTCCAGCCAGACACAAACTTGTTAGCTGTCGATTGCGACCATAGCGTCGGATAACCCTGAGCTAATGGGACTAAAAAGAAACCAGTGTCAGGTGATGCCTGTAATGACGCATTGCCATAAGCAAGACCGCCAGTCGCATAAACCAACACGCTCGGCGTAAAGAGATAACCGCCTCTAATCCTGCCCGTCCCTATCCATGAAATAGCTTGATTGACGCGGGTATTAACAACCCAACCGCCAGTGCCATTCTGTAGATTCAGCGCGCCAACGCCAGCAATGTTTCCAGATCCGTTAATGCCAGATCCCTGCATGTCGGCCTCAACGCCAAACACAAACTTAGGCGATACTTGATAATTATAACCAACCTGACCGCCAGCAACGACACCGCTCTGCGAGATATTAGACCCGCTATTCAATGGTGACGTTGTTGCCAGGCCCGTCAAATAATCAGTGCCAGTGTAAATAGCTGCCGTCGAGCTGCCGGTATTATTCACGCTCTGATCTGTTGCAAAACCATAGCCGACATTCAAACCACCATAGAAACCCATCCATAATGGCGCAGGTGCAAGTGGCGCTGACTTAACGGATGGAAGATCCGCTGCAAATGAAGATGTCGAGCACAACAATGCCGACGCTAAAATAATCCGTTTCATACCCGACAAGCCTTTCTTAAAAGCCCATAATCTCTCACCAGTTTAGAAAGTTGCCCGTTCGGATTCTTTCGAATCTCCGCAGCCGCCGCTTTTTGCTCGGCGATTGAATAGTTTTTAAGGGATGGGCAACCAGAAGCGCGGTAATCGCCAATACGATCATTGCAGCCGGCAAAATTAAAACTCGCCACGGTCAAAGTCATCGGCAGTATCAGTCGTTTCATAATGTGCATCGACGATCTCCTGCATTTTTCTGTATCGCTCTTCATCGCGAGCTTTGTTTTCCGCTTCCTCGTACTCAAGAAGCCAATGGCCGATTTTCGACCGGATCCACGCTATTATCCAATTGAACATTAGGCCCTCCTCCTTCGTCGGAACCGCCTTCGCCACACATGGACGGATCAAAATGGCAAACCATGTTGGAAAGCAGCATTGCAATCATGCGACGACCAAAAGCATCCGAAGGCTCGCTGCTAATCGTTGCGCTAAACTCTGTCGTGTTCTTGCGTTCGATTGTGATCACATATGTTTCGTCATTCATCGGAACCTCGCTAATGAAATACCTGCCAGACCATGAATGTTATTGTTCCCAGGTACGCGCCAAGAGCGACAAGCACCAAAACG